CTGGTAGAGATGATAATTGGAAAAAAGAAACTATATCAAATACATCTCAACTACAGTTTGACCAAGAGTTTGGTAACACTTTTATGGGTACAGGAAACACGCTCATTGATGCTGAATGTCTTTTAAAATTAAAAGCTAAAGAGCCTATTAGACGAATTGATAAAGATAATGTATTAATTTATAAAGAACCTCTACCAGATAGTTCATATGTATGTTTAGTAGATGTTGCTAAAGGTAGAGGCCAAGATTATTCTACATTTAATATGATTGATGTTACTAATGGTAATTCTATAGAACAAGTTTTAGTTTACAGATGTAATACAATATCTCCATTGTTATTTCCTAATATAATTGAAAAATATGCAAAGTCATACAATAACGCTACAATTGTTGTAGAATCTAATGACGCAGGAATGGTAGTGTGTAATGGGTTGTATCATGATCTAGAATACGAAAATATGTATGTAGAATCTTTAGTGAAAGCAGACGCTATTGGAATTAATATGAATAGAAAAGTCAAAAGAATTGGATGTTCGGCATTTAAAGATTTAATAGAAACAGATAAAATAAAAATACATGACGAACAAACTATTTTAGAAATATCTACATTTGAAGCTAGAGGTAATTCATGGCAAGCAACTGATGGAAATAATGATGATCTTGTAATGAATTTTATTTTATTTGGATATTATGTGGGAACTTCGGATTTTCAGGCACTTACAGATATCAATATTAAAGATTTAATGTTCTCTCAAAGAATGCAAGAGATTGAAAATGATATGTTACCTTTTGGATTTATAGAAGATGGACAAACTGAAGTCGAAACACCAATGGATGACGGTTGGCAAATTAGACAAGCAGAGCATTGGGATGGATGGTAAAAATAAAATCTTATAAATATCAGTAATTGAATATAATCGTATTATGATAACATATAATTCTATACTTGGAAAAGGAAATAGACATGGCGTTATTCTCACCATCAGAGTCTCCTGCTGTAGTTGTAAAAGAAGTTGATCTAACCAATGGCGTTGCCAATGTGCCCTCCTCAACAGGGGCTTTAGTCGGCGATTTTAGTTGGGGTCCTTGTGATGAGCCAACTCTTGTAAACAACGAAGCAAAACTTGTGGGTACATTTGGAGCACCTACAACATCGAACACGACCGACTTTCATTCGGCATCTTACTATCTTAGATATTCAGACGATCTTTATATTGTCCGCGAATATACCTCAGCAGCAAAAAATGCATATGATTCAGATGCATCAAGCGTACCACTTGTAACTAATAGAAACGATTGGGACAATCAAAATATTTCAACCGGAGCAGATTCACATACTTTCGTTGCAAAGTATCCAGGAGAACTTGGAAGTTCTTTGATGATTTCTGTATCTGGTGCAGGTGATGCAGGATATTCTTCTTGGCCTTACAAAGCATTTTTTGATGGTCCACCACAAACATCAGCTTGGGCAGCAAACTTAGATTCGCCAGCTGCAACTCAAATCAATAGCACTATAAAAGATGAAGCGCACGTTGTTGTTATCGATCAAGACGGAAAATTCACAGGAACTCAAGGAACAATTCTTGAAACTTTCCCATATGTTTCCATGGCACCCGGTGCAAAGACTACCGACGGTACTTCTAGTCATATTAGAAATGTGATTAATAATGGTTCTAGTTACGTTTGGATGTCAGGCTTTGCAGGCAAGTTTGGCTCTGAAGCGGGTACAGCACTTACCACTACTAGTAACTACACAACAGGATTTACAGCAGATGTTAATATTTCTCTTGTAGGAGGTGTAAATTCAGGAACACTCGCTACAGCAGATTATGCAACAGGATTTGATCACTTTGAAGATCCTAATGCATTATCTATAGATTTCATGATTGCACCTGGTGTACCAAGTAGTGCAGATCAAACCACTATTGTTAATGATCTAGTATCAACTGCACAGTCGATTAGAAAAGATTGTATGGTAGTCACTTCACCTAATAGAGCCGCAGTCGTAGGAGCAGCAACTCCCGTTGCTACAACTTTAGCTGCAGTCGCAGGATTTACACGTAGTTCTTATCTTGCGGTAGATAATAATTATCTTAAAGTCTATGACAAATATAATGATCAGTATATTAGAATTCCGGCAGCATCTTCTACAGCTGGACTAATGGCAGCAACAGATAATAACTTTGCGCCTTGGTTCTCTCCTGCAGGAACTCGCAGAGGACAATATTTTGGCGTCACAAGCCTTGAGCATTCTCCTAACAAGTCAGAAAGAGACCAACTTTATCAAGCTGGAATCAATCCAATTTCTAATATTCCAGGTCAAGGAATTTTGTTGTATGGCGATAAAACTCACCTTGCAAGACCTTCCGCATTTGATCGAATTAATGTTAGAAGATTGTTCCTTGTACTTGAAAGAGCAATTTCTGCCGCAGCGCAAAACATTCTATTTGAATTTAATGATGAATTTACGAGAGCCGAATTTGTTAATATTATCGAACCTCTTCTGAGGGACGTGAAAGGTAGACGTGGTATTACAGACTTTAAACTTGTCTGTGATGAAACTAATAACACACCTTTGATCGTTGATACAAACCAATTTATCGCAACTCTATTCATTAAACCAGCAAGATCCATCAACTTCATTACTCTTAACTTTACAGCAGTTCGTACTGGTGTGGCGTTTGAGGAAGTTGTTGGAACATTGTCATAAGAGAGTATAGGAGATAAAAAATGGCTATCTTAGGCGTAGACGATTTTAAAGCAAAACTAAGAGGTGGGGGCGCCCGCGCCAATCTCTTTAAAGCGACTATCAACTTTCCAGACTATGCTGCTGGTGACGTTGAACTAACATCTTTCATGTGTAGATCAGGACAACTACCTTCGTCCACAGTCTCACCTATTGCTGTACCATTTAGAGGTCGAGTACTTCAAATGGCGGGTGATAGATCATTTGAGCCTTGGTCAGTAACTATCATCAATGATACTGACTTTGGCACAAGAAACGCTTTAGAGCGTTGGTCAAATGGTATGAATTCTCATAGTGCAAATACAGGGATTGTTAATCCTTCACTGTATCAAGCTGATCTTTTCATTGAACAACTAGATAGAGATGGTACTCCTATAAAGAAATATAATTTCCGAGGATGCTTCCCTACAACTGTGGGTTCTATTGAAATGGCTTATGACGCAAATGATCAGATTGAAGAATTTAGTTGTGAATTTGCAATTCAATACTGGGAAAGTGACACCACTAACTAGTGTATAAATACTATTTGAAAAGGTGAGGGGCTTCGGTTCCTCACCAAATTATAATTATTAGGAAAACATATGGCTGACAATACTCTAAAACTTTTTGGTTTTGAATTTAAAAGAACTAAAAAAGATGAAGGACAAGAAAAACTAAAATCTGTAATTGCTCCAAAGAGCGATGATGGAGCAGGTTATATTACTGCATCTGGAAGCCATTTCGGACAATATATTGATATTGATGGAGATAACGCAAAAGATAATGTTACTCTTATTCAAAAATATCGAGGCATATCAATACATCCTGAAGTTGATATGGCTATTGAGGACATAGTAAACGAAGCGATTGTAAACAATGGCGATGACGATACTATAAAATTGAATACGGATGAAATAGAAGCGCCCGATAATATTAAAAAACAAATCCAAGAAGAATTTAAGCATGTTCTTTCGTTATTTGATGCAACAGAACATGCACACGACTTATTTAAAAGATGGTATATTGATGGTAGAATTTATCATCACATTCTAGTAGACGAAAATAACGAAAAAGCTGGAATACAAGAATTGAGATTCATAGACTCGATTAAGATAAGAAAAGTAAAGGAAGTCAAGACTAAAAAAGATCAAGAAACTAATGCTGATATAATCGACACAGTAAAAGAATATTTTATATATCAAGATAAAGTAGGTAAAACTTCTCCTGGAGCAATGACCACAAAAGGTATAAAATTTAGTACAGATGCTATTAGTTATGTGACAAGTGGTCTTTTAGATGAAACAAGAAAAAAAGTTGTTTCTCATCTACATAAGTGTATTAAGCCTGTCAATCAATTAAGAATGATGGAAGACTCTCTAGTTATTTACAGATTGAGTCGTGCGCCAGAACGTAGAATTTTTTATGTTGATGTTGGTAACTTACCAAAAGGTAAAGCAGAAGAATATATGAAAAATATTATGACCAAGTATCGTAACAAACTAGTTTACGATGCTGGTACTGGTGAATTGCGTGATGATCGTAAACATATGTCAATGCTTGAAGATTTTTGGTTGCCACGCAGAGAAGGTGGTAGAGGAACTGAAGTATCGACACTTCCAGGTGGTGATAATTTAGGACAGATTGATGATATTATTTATTTTCAAAAACGTCTTTATCGTGCATTGAATGTACCTCTCAATAGACTAGAGCAAGAATCTCAGTTTTCTATGGGCAGAGGAAATGAAGTAAGCAGAGAAGAAATAAAATTTCAAAAATTTATTGATAGATTGCGTAAAAAGTTTGGCATGGTATTTTTGAATGTACTTCAAAAGCAATTAATTTTAAAAAGAATTTGTACTCAAGATGATTGGGATGAGTGGAAAACAGAAATTAAAATTGATTATGCGAGAGACAATTATTTTGCTGAATTAAAAGATTCTGAAATATTGCGCGAAAGATTGCAAACTTTAGAACTAATGACACAATATGTAGGAGATTATTTCTCAAAGACATTTATTTTGAAAAATGTTTTAAAGTATAATGAAGATGAAATAGATGATATGAAAAAAGAGATAGAACAGGAAATAAAAGATGGTGATATTCCTGACCCGAATGATAATGAGGAAGAAAATTAAAGGATATAGGCCATGAGAGATATTCTTAATTATATAGCCTATCCTAGCGGACAGTCTTTCACTACAGATTTAAGAGATAATATTAGCTTAACTTTTCCTTCTGGAACAACTAATATTTCTGTATCTATCGAACTAGAATTTGATACATTCTATAATCTATTTCGTGCATGGAAACCTGTAGAAGTAAATGGCGTAAATGTAGAAAATAGTTATCCTTTCTTTAAAAGTGGATTATTTCTTTGGGAAATAACAACTGATTTAGTAATTTCTCCTAATACAACATCTTTTGTAATACAAACTTATGGTACTCAAAATGCTGCCGCACTAGGATCTGAGATTTGGACTATAGTAGGTCAACCTACATATACCAATCTAACATATAATATTGAAGGTACTGTAGTTGATAATATAGTTGACAGTGGATCTCAGACTGTAACAGAACAAAGTCAAGATAGCTTTTATATTCCTCCAGTATCCCAATCTTTTGATTCTGGTGTTATAGGATCATTTGGCTCTCTTGTTGCGGATAGTGCCACACTTTCTGCATTATCCTCAATAGCGGGTAGTGTTACTAATCTTGTTACAGATAGTGCTAAGATTAATTTTATTAGCGGAAAAGGATTGATTTATGATTCTGGTATTGTAAATCAATTTCATTCTGAAAGTGCTACTATTATTAATCTAGAAACTAATACAATCAACAGCGTTACTCTAACTTCAAATAAAGCTAATATTGTAGAAGCGACAGGACTGACTTCTAGATTTCATCAACATATAAGCGATAAAATAACACTTGATAAGTCTATAAGAGTAGGTCGATATTTTCTAGATGCTGGAATATATGATAGCTTCAATGGAAGGGCTATTGGCGCTAACTTAGATGCTTTAGTTGCAGATAATTTTGGAGGTTTTTATTATTTAAAAGATGACTCCCAAGAAGCACACTTAAAATATGATGAAGTCGATAAGAAGTGGTCATTTTATCCAAATTTATTATTGAACGATATTGATAGTGATGGCATCAGAGACAGTGAAGTTATAGATAAAACGCCTTTAGGTAAAGGTGAAACAGGACAATTTTTATTTTACGCAGATAATGAATATGGTTGGGATTATCCTGTTTTAGAGGGAAAATATGCTTATGATAGTTTTGACCTTAATAAGCAGTTAAGTAAAATACCTGATCCAATAGGACTTATAAAAGAAAAAGAAATGACTAAGTACTCATATTTTAGTCATAGTTACAAAACATTTAATCAGTTTGATGCTTCACATTCTGATTATACTAATCTAAATAAGTCAACTCAAAATAATTTTTATCCTAATGTTAATAGTTATGTAAACTATGTTGATGCTACAAAATCTTTTGACACAATCAATATAGACAGCCACAGAACTGCTACGGATTCAGAAGATATATACTTGAAGAATAGTTTTAATGGAGTTTTATCTCCTAAGTCTAGCAATAGATTTACACTATCAGCCAAAGTATCGGCTACAGATAGCTTCAATCAAGCAGGTGCAATAGTTCTTATTGGAGCACATGTTGAAGATGCCGGTAAAGATCATACTTTGTCTTTAGTGAGAACTGTAAGTTCTAGTTATCCTTTAGGTCTAGATTCAGATCAGGTTGCGGTAGGTGACTCTTATAATTTATTTTCTTATGGCATATATTATAATTATTATCAGAGCGACCAGGTTTTAATAGGTAGAGAGCGAGAACCTGGTGTAATATCTAATCTTAATAGAAGTTGGGAAAATACTGGCTATTCTAAACTTTTTATTGAGAAGAATGAAAAATATATTAAATTTATGGCTTCTGACTGGAATGATAGTGTTCCATTAGCAGAGCATATAGTTTCGTTTAATTTTGACGATCAAAATGCAACTTGGTCAAATTTAGTAGACCTTAGCATTTTTAATGAGGAAGTAGGACATGGGTTCGGCTTTCATCATGTATCAAATGCAAAAATAACAGATATAAGATATAGATCCGCAAACGATGCTGAATTTGGTACAGACGAAAATACTGTAATCGATTTATATAATAGAAATACTCACCTGTGGTACGATAGTTTCAAAGCTGCAGCTTTCGGTAAAACTAGAGGATATCATAAAGTTGACGTTGACTCTTTTGGCGTCAACATTATGAAAAAAAATATACCAGAAGGTAGATTCTATTGGAATAGATACTTAGATAAAGTTTGGTGGCAATCTGGAACAGGTGCAGACAATACATTTATGTTAAGTAATATTCTTGATGATACTAAACTACCTTTAGGGGAATATTTAGAAATTACAGCTGGTTCTACTACACCAGCACAAAACAGGCGTTTAGTTAAAAATCGAGTACCGTTGCAAAGGATAAATTCTAATTTTGGCGTAACTCAAAGCGGAATAACAGTTAGCGTATTTGAAATGTCAGCAGATCCAGATGACGAATCTGCATTAATTTCTACAGATAATTATTCTACTTACTTTAATACTACAAATTCTAATGCATTTGCAGCGAAGTTAAACAGTTTAAGAACAGGCGGAGAAAGAGTTGTTGTTTTAACTTCTTATGGAAATTGGTGGACAGATAATACAACTGTTAGAGATGCTGCAAAGGCTCAAGGATTAAGTAAACTTTGGGCAACTTGCGGAGGACCAGAGTCTCCTGCTAATCAACCATATGCTGCCATATACATGACTGGAACAACTCAAAAGGTATATGAAACAACAGAAACTAATAATGGAACAATATCTCCTACAATATATTCTATTCTAAGAGATGGCGAATTTTTTGTACTAAACGGAACTGCAAATGTAAGCGCAAATTTATCTGGGCCTCATGGAAATATAGAAGCTGAAATTGACGGAAACAATCGACTTACACTAACTAATGGAATAATTACAAGTTTAGGAACTCCTAAAAATCTTATAGACTTAGACTATGATGAACCCGAAGATAGAAATAATAATATTTTAATACAGTCCCATAGTTCTATTCATAATCTCATAGATGCTTCGGATTCTGGAACAGATAATCATTGGTCTATTCAGAAAAATTTGGATCCATATAATGATACTGTTAGTAATACTACAGGAATATTCAAAGTATCTGAAAATGGTGATGTTGATATTACAGGATCACTCACTACAATAACAACAGACAATATGATTGAAGGTATAAATAATATATTTTTCACTGATAGTAGAGCGATAGCGGCATTATCAGTTATTAACGACTCTCCAACAGGTAGTGTTGCTACACTAGCTTACAACGATAGCGGAATCTTTACTTTTACACCGGCAGTTCTAGGAACTGTGAGTTTGGGTGGAACAGCTCCAACTTTACCTTCAAACGGCACTGCTTGGTTTGATGATGTTACAACTGGAGAAATGTTCGTTTATAGTGATAGCGCATCAAATTGGATACAAGTTACTGGATCAATTACTTCTTTTTCAGCTATAAGTGGAACACCACCGACTGCACCTTTAGATGGCACTTTTTGGTTTGACGATGTAACAGACGGAGAACTGTTCATTTATAGCGATAGTGCATCAAATTGGATACAGGTTACTGGATCAATCACTTCTTTTTCAACAATAGGCGCATCGCCTCCAGCTGCACCTTTAAATGGTACTTTTTGGTTTGATGACAGCGCAACTGGAGAACTGT